GCAACATTTGATGTAATTACTAAACTCATTTATAATTAATAAATATATTTTTTTTATACCAATAAAAAAAAATAAAAGATAATGTTATAATGCCGAAAAAGAAAAAGAATGTTAATGTTAAACCAATAACTAATCACGATATTATACAACTTGATATAAAAAAAGATTTAGAAGAAGAAACTAAAATAAAACCCGAAAAGATATTTGATGGTTACAATAAAAAACCTAAAAAAAAAACAACTTTAAAAAAAAAGAAATCTAAAAAATCAACATATTAAGCAAAGCAACACTTCGTTAAATTATTCATCACTACTATATCCATCATCAACTTCCCATTCATTATCATCTTCATCATCATAATCATATACGAACTCTTGCATTTCATTCCATCTTTCACGGGCTTCATCTAATGAAGGTAGAAATACATATATCTTTCTTTCTTTCTTAATTTGTAATTTATTCTCAACATATAGATCACCTAGACAATTCTTTTGTATTTCTCTCCAAAAGGCACTATTCATGAACTTCCTACCATCATAACTTTTTTTATCATAACAATCAAACAAGAAATCCTTACAATAAACAACCTTTTTTTCTTTCTTTTTATTCTTGATTTCTGTTCCATATTTTCTCATACTATATTCACCTTGCACTTCAAGAACTTTATTCCATTCAATAAAATTATTACCAAGTTCAAAACCTCCATCTTTCATTACATCATTCCACCACACTTTAGGACTATTCCAATTTCTCTCTACTTGTTCTTGAAGTAGTTTAGTTTTCTTAAATTGTCTTGGATTGTAACTACTAATATTTCTATTATATAATATCTTTGCGAATGCTTCACATGGAGCATCTAATACTGGTTGAATATATTTCTTTTTTTCTGGTGTCATTCTACCAGCCATTCTATTATCTAATTGTAAGCAATAATGCCTTCTATCATCTTCCGTGCAACCAGCAAACCAATCATTATTAGTTGTAATAATATAATTAGCATAATCATCTATCATATAATTTTCTTTATTCTTTTTATTAATAGTTTGTCTTTTTTCAGTAATCTTATTTTTGATAACACCTTCTAATTTTTTATCACCACCCCAAAAAGCTTCATCAAGGTTAACTAATACTTTACCTTCTAATTGTCCGTTGAAATCACCAAATAAGAAATTAGCGTTGCTATTTTGAGCATAGTGGTCATCACCTATAATCTGTGAAAGTTTTTCAAGGATAATACCTTTCATACCACCTTGTTTAGATTTTAGAGCAAGTAATACACCAGTTTTAATATGAGGTTTTTGAATAACATGACTAAAATAATCAAGAACATAATTATAACTATTCTCATCACCTTGACACCAAATATCTTTAATAACATTAAGTATTGGTTCTGCTGCCTTCTCATCATATTCATCAGCTACTTCTTTAGAAATATTAAAACCATTCCATAGATTAAATAAATCTGTATTAGGTTGTTCTCTTGGATCAAACCCAATTGCTCTTACTTCTCTTCTATTAATCCATTCGCACCATATTTTAAAGGGGTCAATATGAATTGTTACTTTTTCTCCTTTATCATCATTATCTTCCTCTTCATCTTCGGGGTCGCCTTCAATATAAGTAAATGAAAACTTTTCTTTTATGAAATGGTCTTTTGCTTTTGTGGGTGTTTTCAAATACCAACAATCTTTTTTAATTAATTCACCATTATCTTTTCTAATTATCTTTTTATCAAGAAGGATATAATCACCAGTTTCTTTTACAAAAATCAATCTATTATTTAGTTCTTTCATCAAACCCCTTTTAGCTCCCTTGATACCCTTACCATATTTAACATTCTGCAAACCTCCAATAAATACTTCTTCTAATGATTGAGTATTTTTAGGTTGATATTTACTTTTAAGTTTTCGTAAGAATGTAAGACCAAGTTTATTACCCTTCTTCTTTTTATCCCAATACTTCCAATTCTTCTTAATTAAATCTAAATCAAAACCTTCATCTTTTTTAGACCAATCAACATAAATACCAATACCTACATTATCACCTTCACTAATATTATGAATAGCCATACCAATCTTTACCCATGTATCATACTCATAACATTCACTAGGCAACATATCAAGAATAGATTGTAATTCACCAGCATCATAAACTCTTTTTGGTACTTCAAACTCTTCTACAATATCTTTAGGTTTAGGAGATTGAGGCGGAGAAGTGGGAGGTGAAACAGTAGAAGGCATAGGACGTTTCCAATGATTAGTAGCATCAGTACTTTGAATAACATGTTTAGTAAGATTAAAACTATCCATATAATTCTCGGGGACTTTTTGTCGGTTATCATTAGGTTTGTATGAATAAAGAAATCTCATATTACCACCATCCCTATATACTCCTTTATCAAACATCTTGTCATCAGTATTCTTAAATGTAATATCATATAGATTATGTTTATCATTAAACTCTCTTAATTTTTCTACGGTTGTTTCATAATCACACATAACAAAATGAAATGATATTGCATAACCATTAATTTTATTCTTAATCTTGTTTACAGTTTTAACTTTAACTTTTTCACCATGACTTGAAGAAATAGCAATATCAGTTTCCGGATATAGACCTTTTAATAATTGTAAGGTTTCATTCTTAATAATATCAATATTCTTTTCTTGATCTTCTTTATTTAGATAAAACATATCTATATCATAATAAGGTTTGACTTTAGATTTATATGTTGTCCATTCAAAATAATAATTCTTATTACATTTACTATTGCCTATCATGTATTCTATTTCATCTTTTGTTTTTTTATTAAAGGGTTCAAGTACAGCTTGAAAATTATTCTGTCCTTTGAAATCTTTGAACTGCATTATATTCTTATCATTCATTTTATTCTCTTTGATTATATTATCCATTTTCTTTTTAAATATGTTTTGTCTATCCATTTATACTTTAACATAGATAATAATTCTGTGAAAACAACGCATAATCAATCATTATACTTATAATAACATATAAAAAGGGTATATAATCATTTATTATACCTTAAATAACACTTAAAGCGGTAATAATTTTAAAATATATACCCTTTAAACCCCTTTTATGCCTATTAAATGGTATAATAATACATTAAAAGGTATAATAATACATCAATAATACTTAAAAACGTTAATATCTATTATATTATATAGAGAAAAATGATATATAACGGATCTCAAGGTTCTTTAAACTTATATTATAAAGGTTTACTTATCAGTTCCTTTGCATTAACTAAAAAAAAAACATTTGAAAGATATAAATATCAAGGTGANTACTTGATATTAAAATCTATGAAAGAAAAACTTAAAATAAAACAAATCATATTTACATTAACACATTATTGTAATATCATATATGATAGAAAGAAAAACAAACAACCTATTAGAAGAAGCGACCATGAATACTTTATATCTTGTCTATTTGGTTTAATGAAACTTAAGATAATAGATAATGATGAAAGTAATGGTTATTTTATTATGCCTAAAAAGAAAGTTACCTAATATAACCTTTAATCTTTTTCTTTCTTACTTTATCCGCTAAATCTTTATCCGCCGTTCTATATGCTTTACCTTTCATTACAAAAGCATATACTCTCGCCATAGCCCACTGCTCTGCTGACTTTACTGATGGTCTTACTGCTGCTCTATTGTTTTTAAAAGCACCAACTCCTCTATCATATACATCATCTAATATCTTCATAGGTATTCCGGTTAACCTTGATATATCATCTTTACCATTTGCAGTTTTTAGAGGTTGCTTATATTTCTTATTAAACTTTTGCTTATTCGTTACCACCATTTATATATCTAATAGATTTTTTAATGGTTTAATATTTTTTTGTTTTATATCTACACAATCATTAAACTCATCTTTACCTCTATCACATCTTCCTCTCTTTTCAATTGTATATTCACTACTCTTATGTTCCCATCCATAAATACCATCATTACATCTCCACAAATAAAATATTCTTAAATGAGGACACTTCTTTAATATTTCATCTCCTTTTATTAATTTATTTTGTCCAAAGAATAATGACGGGTATTTATCATGTTTAATTCTTCTTGTCTTTACTTCAATAAAATAATCTTCATTATATTTATCAAACTCGTAAAACTTTCCCATCTCGGGGTTTTTACTACTTCTTAATAATGTTCCAAAAGTTCCCTCTAGAATATTATGTATTTCTTCTTCACTTATAAATCCAAAGTTTAAATCATTTCTTTTAATGTTATTCATTTATAGTATAACAATAGATTTTAATTTTATTTGAAACGAATTATTCCTCAATTCTATTCACAGCTACTTCATATATTTCGGGGTCTTTTTCAATCCCTATAAAGTTTCTATTCATATTCTTACATGCTACACCAGTTGAACCACTACCCATAGTTGGATCTAATACAACGTCTCCTTCTTTAGAATAATACTTTAATACCCACTCCATTAATGCAACGGGTTTTTCAGTTGAATGTTTCCCTCTTGTTGATTTAATTTCTAACATACTATTAGGTAGTGGTGGTTCATATAGCGGTTCATCTCCTTTTTGTAGATGTCTTGGGTGTTTAGTTAATTTACCACTCTTAAATCTTTCATTCGCATCATAAACATCTTCTTTAACAATAGTTGTTGGTAGTGGTGGTTCGTAATTAGTTCCATGAACATTACCAATTGTACCACCTTTCATATCACCATATAAATCTTTATCTTTACATTTAGATATTTGTGTTTTTTCTTCTTTAATAACTGATACGGGTAGTGGTGGATCATATCTCGGTTTTCCGCCAATATCTTTTTTATCCATTCCTTGATTTACACAAAAATCTATTTTTGCTTGATTTTCCATTCCATATACATTTTCTTTAACAACTGATACGGGGAGTGGTGGATCGTATCTTGCTTCTCCTTTTCTACCTTTAAAATCAACTTTCTTTTCTAAATATTCTTTATCATATATTTGTTCATCTTTATTGTTATTATCTTTTTCTTTAACAACTGATACGGGTAGTGGTGGATCGTATCTTCTTTGATGACCCCCACATTCTTTACTATCTTCTGTTGCAGCACCTCCATAAATATCAGTAGTTCCTTTTACCCACTTATGTTGTGGTTCTTTACCAGTTGCACCACCAGTCATTTCTTCTTTAACAACTGATACGGGTAGTGGTGGTTCATATCTCGGTTCAGCGTTTCTTATTTTTCCATCTTTATCTTTTATCATTACCTTACCCGTTTCTTTACCATACAATCCATCACAACCCCCGTCAGTTCTTAATATTTTCTCTTCTTTAATAAACTTATGACTATGACTAGATAAATCATAAAAAGGTAATTTCTCATAAAATACATATATCATCTCATGTTTTCTCATAGGCATCTTTTTAGCACTTAAGAAACCAGCGGGGGCTGACTTGACCCACACTATATCATATCTAAAATGACATTTCTTCGGTGCGGANTTAATGAGTGATACACCAAACTTGGTAGTTGTTGTAAAGAATATTGGAGTGTTTAATTTCTTAATTCTCATTACTTCAATCCAAAACTTCTCTAGATCAATACAACAATCCCACTTGCAACTTGTTTGTCCATAAGGTAAATCACAGAATATTAAATCAATAGAATTATCATCTAATCCTTTCATTTCTTCTAAACAATCTCCATGTAATAAAATACTCATTTATACTTAATATATATATTTTTTTTTCAATCAAAACTTACAATTACTGGATTTTCTTTGGTTGTATGTCTAATTTTTAATTTGTAGATGTATTGTTGTTTTATTATTTTATTTTGGTTCATCTCTTCTTCTACTTCTTCAGTTATTATTGGATTAACATTATCTTTACAATAAATACTTAAATTATATAATCTACAAGCTCTCCTTACACTTGGTAAATCTCCCCACATATAAATACTCATAATATCATTATACGGATCACTAGCATTTTTATATGTTATCATATCAAAAATATAATCATTTTTAGCCCACTTGATTATCTTTTTTGCATTAAACATAATATCTCTTTTTTGGTGGGTTGTTGGTCTTTGTTTATTAGATGGTTTTTTTAAATATTCTTTTAATTCAGTACAATTCTTTATCTTCTCATTATATTTTACATGTTCTATGTATATATCTATTTGACTAACTATTTTACCTTTAGTTAATTCATCATTTATGAATACTCCAAGTTTTTTAAATAAATTAACTATATCTTTCTTTGAGTGTGATTTATCAATTATCATTTTTTTATAATATATATAATGTTTTTTTTTTGTAGTATATACTTAAAAGTGATGCCTTTAAAAAATGGGGAAATGAATAGTGCAGAGTTAAGAAAACTTATAAGAGGTCATAATGTATTAGTATCTATTAAAATCCCTAAGGGAACTAAGCGTGATGGTTTAATTAAATTGATTGAAGATAAAGGTTATAAAGTAAATCATAAAGCACAAAAGATTGTAGATGCGAGAAAAGACCGACCAAGAAGACCCACGGTTACATTAGAAAAAGCAAAAGAATTAACTAAACCTAAAACTCTTACTGATGAAGAAAAGAAAAAGAAACAACAAGCAAAACAGAAGAAAGCGGGAGAGAAAGCATTTCTTAAGAAAGCTATACCAGCACCCCCTAAACCTTCTAAACCTTCAAAAGGTATTAAGGTTGGTAAACCACCACCTAAACCTAAAATGAAAAAAGAAGATGATGTAAGACCAGCGAAAGTAGCAGCACCACCTATACCTAAGGCAAAAGATTTTGTAAAGATCGGGGCCGGGCCTAAACCAAAAGGACAAAGAATTGATACAAATGCTCCCCGTAATGTTGGTAAAGTTGATACTACTAAACCTAAGAAAACAAATAAAGAAAGACAAGCAAGAAGAAAGGCAAATGATGATATATCAAAACGAAGATTAGAACTTAAGAGAGTAAAAACTCTAAAAGAATTAAAGGACGCTATTGATACATTTAATTCAAGTGAAGCATTACAAATTAAAGCAGAAGGTAAACCTCTTAAAAAACCTCTTAGAATTAAAGATAGAGATAAAGGAGAATTGATTGGTACTATTGTTGCTTATAATATTGATAAGGTAGTTGATATTAATATACCCCCACCCACACAAAGAAAAACCATGACAGAAGAAGAAAAACAACAGAAGAAAAAACAAAAACAAGATGAAGCAAAGGTTGAAAGAGAAAAAGAAAAACCTTTTAAAGGATTGAGAGTTTTTGTAGGTAAATTATATGTTAAATATAATAAACTATTAAGAGATAATAAATATAAAGATGTAAAATCATTATTGAAGAAAATGCAGAGTGAGTTTGATGAAGCATTTGAAGAACTTGAAGAACAAGCAGAAGAAAAAGATATTGAATTAGATGATGATGTATTTGATAATATAGAACAGTTATTGGACGATAATAAAACACAATTAAAAAATATTGCCGATAGAGGTTTAAAAGGTGAGTTTACCGAAGAGTTTAAAAAGGCCGAAAAAGAGAAAAGAAAAAAAGAACAAGAGAAATAATTACTCATCTTTAGATTTCTTAACATAAGTATCTAATGCTACTTGCTTACTATGTCCCATTACTTTATTATCTTTTTCTAGTTCTTCTTTCATGTTACCATATTTACTTGATAAATATATTTTTCTTAAAAGGGTGGTACTGATTGATTTACCCATATATTTTTGCGAATATTTAAGTAATACCTTACTTAATTCTATTCTTGTAAGTGGCTTACCGGTTGAGGTTTTAAACAATACACCCATCCCATTCATCTTCAAGTAATACCTTAATATCTTTCTTAAATCTTTATCTTCAATTGGTAAATCTAACTCTTCATACTTTTTTGCTGTTTTATATTTATTCAATACAAAATATAAATTACCCTTTGATGGTACAACTAAATAATTATCTTCTTTCTTTTCTTGATCACTTAACTTTTTATATGCTGCTTGATTAATTGCTGTCATACCCGCTACATCATTTCTAAAGGGCATCCTTGCATAGATATTAAATAATGTATATGCTTGTAGCAACTGCATTTCTTTTTTAGTAATATCATCTTTACCTTTCTTTTTTAACGGTTTTAAATCATCCGCCATCTTATTTATCATGTCATAAACTTCTTCAATAGTCGCAAAGTTCTTAGATTGTTTATCACTTATAATTCCACTCTTTTGTTCATCACTATATTTATCATTTAATTCATCTCTTAATTTACTATATTCTTCAAGTAGTTCATCATATTGTTCTTTATGGTTAAGAGCCATCAATAATACAACAACAGCATTTAATATATTGCGTTGACTTAAATAATGTAAATCACTTAATTTATCCATTACATCTTCGGGCTTCTTTAAGAAATCATAATCGTCAGTATCATATATTTTTTGTAGTTTCTTAAGATTAACCACATACTGTTTAACTGTATTAGTTTTTAAAGTTGGTCTTGCTTTTGAAATCTCTTCACTAGGATTTTTACTGTCAATTGACATATTTATAATATAATAATAGATTATTTTTATATCATAAAAACGAAAAAAAAAGGATATTAAAAAGTGTCCGGGGTAAATGTTGTAAATAATTCTTGTTGAAGAAGATATTTAACATAAATGTTTTTTCCATTTTACCCCAGACACTTTTTGACTTTCCATTAAATCAATATATTTTAAGATTTCTTTTTGAGTTTTCAATAAATCTTTTACTAATGATACCAGTTCCTTTTGTGTAGTTTCATATTTAACACATTCTTTACATTTAAAATAATCCCAAACAAAATTTATAATCCATTCCATTTTAATGTAAATATATATTTTAATTATTTATGCAAAATAACAATTAAATCTACCACCCTCAATAGTAGCCACCTTAAGTAATTCAGTATAAACACGGAGAGTATAAGTGCCGTCAGTAAGAACTGAGGGGATCTTGTAAATGAGATCCATTCCCTTATTATTAATACGCTCACCCTTATTAGGACGAATAGCATTCCATCTAAATAATGAACCCAAACCGTCATCACCGCCGGATTGTGTATGTCCTTCTAGTGTTTCATCAGTAAGGGATGAAGTAGCAGTATTACGCCTTACAATTTCATCATGAGCCAACATAGGGACTTGACCCTCCGCTGCTTGAGTTGTAGCAAACTGTAATGCTGAATTAGTCCTATCAACAGTAAACTCAAATCTATCATTATATAAGAGATTGTATGATAAAAGAAACTCACCAAAAGCAGTTGTACCATTAAGTAGAGATTTTGCTTCAAAACTCGCATCCGCTTGAATACCAAAAAATACCTTTGAACAAAGGCGACCATTACCACCAATAGGTAGAGTAAGAGAACCAAATGGATTTAATTTGGGGTCAGCTGCGTCATCTTGAACTCCCGACCTTTTAGTAAGGCGGTAGTCAGCATACTGAAAAGTAAGCTTCGGGTTCTGCGAGGCATATTTATCCATAATATCACCATCATAAGTAATACTATCATAAATCAATTTACATTCACTTTCATTTACATCAAATGCTAAAGCATCTCCATCAGCTTGATTAACGCAAATACGCTGTGTTTTAAGAGTAGCACCATCCGCCCGAGAAGTAAGGGCATCAATAAAAGTCAAATCAATATGGACTTCTTCATCTAACATAAACATAGGCAACTGATTAAACTTAAGGAACGGGAAAAGGTCGCTTAGATACACAGAATAAACCGGTGCTTCACTAATTGTCTGTGCTGATGTTCCGTCTTGTTGCATAAAGGGCAATAGTTCAAATGCCCCAGCACCACCAGCCGCCGGTACAACCGGATAGCGTCCAACATCAATACCAATAGTTTTAGCAGAGTTAGGGGGTTTATCAGTTACATTCGCCGTGCGGTCATCATATACGGGTTGGTGAGCAATACAACGCTGTGATAAATACTGCTCTCTTTCTTTATTATCTTCATTAGAAATAAACATGGACTGATACTGATGGAAATTGTTATAGTCATCAATTGAACATACTGTATTATTACCGATAGTAAGTTGAGCGGTTTGAATTAACTGTGAAACACCAACATTCAAAGGGTAATAACCTTTAGCAACTCCCGCTTTTGGAGTTACAGCAAGAGTAATCTTTGAATTAGAATGTAGAAATCCAGCAACACGGGATAGAGTAAATCTAACACGACGCTGTGAGAATGTTACGGGGTCAATTACATCAGTATGTAATTTTTGTCCATATTCACTTGGAATAGCACCAATTTTAATAAGGTCGGGGATACGGTCGCCACCATTTGTTGAATCGCTCATATCACTCATTTTATATAACTTAAATATATAAAAATAATAAAAAATAAAACATAAAAAAATAATTACATAGAAAATATTTACATAACAACTTGAACACCCTTGGTTGAAGACCACGCAACAACAACCTTTGACTTAATAAATAGATATGCAGAGATAGGGTTTCCGTCCTCAAGGCCATTCTTCATTTGAATACTAAACTGAGAATTAGAGAAATCAACACCCTCACTATCTAACATATCATAGAGAACACCAACACCATAAACAGCACCAGTATCGGGCATGTGGCGGTATCCAGTAGTAGCACTTTGATTACCCGTGAAATTGCGGTTGGTAGTAAGAGGAGATGCAGAGGTTCTTGTGTGGTGCTGTTCGGGTATGATAGAATTGAGGAAACCCTTAATAACTTGAGGATCTACAACAGTAGTTGCGTTGGTTGTCTTATCATGAACACTTTGTACTTCAAAGGCGGATGGGAAGCGTTCACCATTACGAAGGAAAGAAATGCTTTCAAGGTTAGCAACTCCACCATCACCAGTTCCAGCAGCATTAGGTTTTAGTGTAGGCATGTAAGTGAGGAAGCCGTCTTGTGCAAGATTGTTAATAAAATTGGATGGGACAAAATTTACAAAAGAGGCAAGAACCTTTGATAATCCAAGATTGAAATTAATAATTGAATTAGTGCTTTCAAGAGTTGAGAAATATGAAGTAATTGAATTAAAATCTAATACACCAGTATCGGGAGAAGCTACACCAGTTTCTACTTCACATGTTAATTCAAGATTACTCATTTCATAAAAAGCATTATTGATATTGGTGGTGGTTGCATCACTAGAATAGAAAAACTGACTATCCGGAGCGAGGTGGATTTCAATTTCTAAAGGGACTTTATCTAATGGTAGTTTAGAAACTCCAAGAGTAAGACCGGATGGTAATGGGATACAAAATACTGAGTTGGTTGTATTACGGATTACATTATCACGATATGCTTGGTAATTAGGCATAATTAAAGCGGTCTTGGAAAGATGACCCGCCGTATCTTGTGTCCCCGCCATAGTAGGCATGTATGAAGACATAAAGCGACCATAATGTCTAATGTGTTCTATAACTTGTTTAGTTTCAGCATGACGAAAAACTAACTGATCAATAGCAGCATAAACACCGAGTTTATGAGAACCACGAAGTTCGGGGGCGTTAGCAGCAGCACCAGCAGCGGGGTGAAGAGTACCAGCAGCATCTCTCCATACATTAAAATCACCCGAAAGACGAAGAGACCCGAGATCTAACAAAGCATCTTGGCGTCCTAGAGAAAG